GTCGTTTGGCATTTCTATAACTCCTTATAGATTGAGCATTTTCCACCGAAACTTTCGGTCGATAGGTATTCGCCCCTCATCCTCGGCTTGAAAGCGGAGGTCAAAGTGGTGTACGGTATGACCATCAGAGTGGAATGTAACGGGACTGTCATTATCCCATTTGAGGAGCAACGCCCAAAGATCGGGATAGTTTCTCCTCAGTAATCGCAACTGTTCTACGCCCTGATTATGGCAGAACCAACACCCACCACGGGCAGAGTCCGTATAGATCGGTGAGAGGAGGTCGAGTTCTTTGCAGAGCTGCCGACAGAACGCCTCATCCCATCCCGCCAACACGAGAGGGAGAATGACACCGGGGCGGGGGTGTCTCTCGATACGGATAGGCTCGTCAGCTGCGATACCTAAGTATTGAACAGTATTTGTAACTGCCCCCTGCTCAGAGGGGCGAGGGGAAAATTCCGCTTGATTGAATCCAACACTCCCGTTTTCAATCCCGAGTTGCACCACGGTACTCTCCGAGTCGGGAAAGCGTAGATAGTCGATTTTGAGTTTCTTGCACCAAGAACCTCGGGTGAGTGGAAATCCTTTGATAACCCAGTCGATGTCTCTCTCTCTCTCTCTCTCTCTCTCTCTCTCTCGGTTCGCATCAATGCGTTCCAAGGTGGATTTACGGTGGTTCGGGACAGAGTAGAAAATAGACTCGTATGTAACTTTCTTGCCGTTTCTCTCCGCACATAGGTGTTCGACCTCTATACCATACCGCTCTTTGATGATCTTATCGGCTTTCGCTTTGAACGCCACCATCGGTGGGAGGTCTGCGTGTATGGTGTCGGTTGCCCACACTTCTGCGTGAATTATTCTGTCAAGAGGTAGTCCGAGGATTCGGATAGCCTCTAAGCAAGCGAGACTATCCTTTCCGTAGGAGAGTGAGAGTACATATTGGGTATTAGGCTCACGCACAAACATAGTGCCTCCTTAGTTGAACCACCTGACGGTGGGTTCTCCCGTGAACCCCTTTTCCCATATATACCAAGCGTAGGCTACGGCTGACATTGCACCCTTTTTGTATGTCTCGAAATCTCCACCGATGGCACATTGCAGTCGGCTCGATGACACATATATGTAGCGGGGGGGGTCAACTCGAACATTGCTCGTCTATTCTTGCTTTCGAGAAAAGTGAGTTTCAAAAACATTGCTACTCTGTTTCCCTCGGGGATGAGAGACAGAGCGTGTTCCACGAACTCCTGAGCGTATTTGTACGGAGGGTTCGTGATAATATCACCGTTGAACGGGGTTGTGGTAGCGAGGAAATCCACGCCACCGACCCCATATCCCCGGTCGATGAGGTCTGTTGATTTTACGATGTAACCATTCTTTTTCAAAACCTCTGAGAGATGACCTTTTCCGCAAGCACATTCCCACACGAACGGGTCAAACTCCTCCAATTCGAGGAGCAGTTCCAACGCCCGAGGGTCGGTGGCGTAAAAGTCGTTATCCTCACGATCTGTGAGAGAATGGTTCGAGGCCCCGAGAGGGGTAAAGATTTTCTTGGGGTTACTCATCCTTACACCTCTCCTTGCCCGTGATGAGATGGCTCTCGGGCAAAGATTCCACCCAGTCGCAGAATGTGTGCCACTCATCGAGTTTGTGGTTTCTGCGGGAGCGGTAGATGTTGGCGAGTACCTCATAGTTGAGCATAAGCGTTCTACGCTGATTGTAGGATGACGGGAGCAGCTGAATCATTTGCCACCAATATCTCTTGTCGTTGGTTTTGAGATAATCGGCACGGGCAAAATTCAACGCATCGATTACAAACTGCAACACATCGGTGTTGGTCTGCATCTCATCATCCTTGAACAGATGCTCGTGGCTGAAATCATCGAGCGTGAACTCCTTAGCGTGAATCTTGTGCATTGTGGAGCAGGAGTTGGCTACCGTGCCAACCTTATATGTATCGTACTCTTTCCACCAGTAGAGCGGAGCGGTAACATCCACATAGACCACGATCATACGCATAAACTTACGATGGTCTGTTCCTGCCTTGACCAGTTTTTCCATCAGCGAGAGGTCGTTCTCGCCGATGGTGTAGGGATATATCTTATCTCCCGAGGGAGTGTAGTCGAGTTTATGCCCGCTATCACTCTTATCCCAACTGTTCATCGGGTTACGCATACCACGGATAGTGGCACTCCACCCGCCAACCTCGGCATTTTCGATTTTTAACATAGGGTTTCTCCTTATTTTCCGTATTTGTTACGACCCTGACCGCTGAAATCTAAGAGGCCCTCATCGACCATCTCTCTCCGCAGCTCACAGTCGAACCCGAGGAGGAATAAGAACCATTGCCATATTTTACGCAACATTACTTTTCCTCCGGGGTTTCGGCGGCGGGTTTCTCTCCCGTTGTTACCGCCAAGATATGCTCGTAAGGGGTGCGGGTCTTAACGCCGTTCATCAGCATATCACGCTGAGTACATCCCTTGACGAGTTCGTAAAAGTCCGAGAATTTGACCTCGATTCTGTCCTCCTTAGAGAACACATCTACAATTCCCATAGATAATTCCTCCTGATTATTTGATTTTGACACCGCCCAACGCTTTGAGGGTGATGCCTTTCCATTGCTTTACGCCGTGAACGAGTGTCTGACGGGCAAAGCGTTCGATGGCATCATTGAACCTCGGGCAGCTTGTGTAGCGGATGCCGTTACTGGTACACCACGATTTGTAGGCGGTGTATAACTCACCTCTGCCGATGCGGGCGTTCTCGTTGGATGTGTCGCACCGCTCCTCGATAAAGAGAGCCACCCAGTCGTTTTTCTTTTCGTAATCCTCGGTAGCCTCGATGACCGATTTCGGCTCGGGCAGACCGTGGAGATGGTAGTTGATGTACCCGTCAATCAGCCACTTGAAAATGACTGCTTTCGCATCATCCTCCAAGAACTGAGATTTGAGGGTCGTGTCCCTCTCTCCCTCTCCGAAATGACGGTTGAACTCGATTACCCTCACACGGTCGGAGGAGAACAGAGACCTATCACTTACAGTCGGGAGAGAGTTACAAGAGAGCCACATCTTGAATTGAGGGGTAAAGGTAAAAGGTTTCTCGTGGAGATTTCGGGTAGTGATGGGGTCGTTACCCGTATAGTTCTTGATTTCTGCCTCGTTGAGTTTACCCGCATCATCGGACTCGGAGAGGGTCAAGAACCTTTTTCCACGCAGACCCGCCAACATAGGGTTAGCACGGTCGTAGGAGCCTCGGTTGCCTTTGCTCGTACAGATAAAATCTACGGGCATTGTACCGGCGTAGTCTCCGAGGATGGCGTGGATTGTGTTGAACAGAGTACCTTTGCCGTTACGAGTGGTCTTTCCGTATGCAATGAACATACACTCCTCCTTGGCTACGCCGTAGATGCTATAACCCAAGGCTCGTTGGAGGTATTTCGCTACATCCTTTTTACCGCAAGTAATCTCGTTGATAAACTCTGCCCAACGGGGAAATGAGAGGTTCTGAGTGGGGAGCGGGTAGTAACAGTTGGTCATCATCGTGAGAAAATCTTTCGGGTTGTGAGGGCGTAATTCACCCTCTGCCAAGTCGTATGTACCGTTCTGACAGTTGATGAGGTAGGGGTTGCTATCGAACTGCTCGATGGAGATAGCCGCCTCGTCTTGGGCATCTCGGAGAACTCGGTCTCGAACTCTCCGATCTCCCATTTTCGTGATGAACTTTTTGTAGTTCTTGGCTATCGATTCCTTATCGTCTCCCGTATCATCCTCGGGGATTTCATTACAGTACAGATTGAGGAGTTTGGTAAACTCTTTCATATAGCCACTCACGATGACTGAGCCGACATCTCGAACCCAATGGGTTTTCTTGTAGGCGAACCACTCTTTGACCTCGGGGCAATATCTGCAAAACGGTTTGTAACACTTAGCAAAAAGTTCACCGAGGGACATTTCATCCCATCTGTACTCCGTACTGAAATGTGGGTGTTCTCTCATAATGGTAGAGAAAATCTGAGACTGTCTCTCCTCCAAAAAGTATCTACCGTCTTTCAGCACGAAAGTCGATGACTGCTCGTATTCAAACTCGTTTGACATCTGCTCCCTCCGCTATCTCGCCCGCACAAGCTGCGTACCCTGCAAGGTCGATGAAATTATCCTCTTTGTTACCCGTAGCAATCCTCGCCACTTTGAGCAGAGCCATCATAACGGCTACATCCTTGGCGGTGATGGATTCCGTGTTGATTTTGAGTTCGGGGTGCGAGGCCCCAAGGTAAACCGACCAAAGTTTTCCGATGGTCGAAAAATTATTCTCGGGCGTACCGTAGTCCTGCTCACGCTCTCCGCACACGCAGACCTTAGCCGCTTTGAGTATGTCTTTTCGTTTCATAATGAAACCTCCTTATTATCGTTTGTATCGTGTGATACTGTTGACGATGGTAAGTACCTCGCTATCATCGAGAGGGGGCGTACACGCCCTCTGATTGACGAGATAGAGTTCATCGTAGATTTGGTCGGCATTGTAGCCGGTGTTGTGTAGAACGCCCGCAAGCGAGGCGAGAGAGATGTTCCTACACCCATCGGGGATGGGCGGGTAGTAGGGTCTGAGCGGGATTTTATCACCTATCGGCGGCCATATCGGAGAGTAGATGTTCGACTTATTGGAAACGCCCTCTGAGACCATTTCGGGGAAATATTTATCCACGATATAATCGATTGCCTCTTGGTTCTCGATGAGATCGTGATAGACGAGGGTTTGACCCGTCATAATGAAATATCTGCCCGACTGATAGATTTCCACTCCCGCTCGGTTGTTTCTGCCCTTGAACGGCAAATTACCCTTGACCAAGATGTGAATACCTCTACCGCTCCTCGATTTCTCTGTATAGGACTGTGCAGCTCTCATACAGTCAACGCTCAGTTCGGAGAGGAAACCATCCTCATCGAACCCGGCATCGATGTCAATGCCCACGATTCCGTTGTCGGCAAAGACGAAACCAAGATGGTCGTAAATACCTCTCTCGACCGCATCCTTGGCGGTGCGGAAATCACTCCAAGTATCGGGATTTGAGG